GAGCATTTAATTCCTCTTCGTCCATCTCATCATAAATTTTGTCGTAAATTTCTTCAGCACCCATGCCGTAGTATTTGGGTTCGTGGAAGATTTTGATGCCTTCAATTTTATGGTCACCAATATGGTCTCGCACCAATTGTCCATTTACACAATAGTCTGCGGCAATGTTAAATATTTTTGGATCACGGCCTTCTCTACGTCCCATGTGATCAAATACATTATGTAGAATTTCGTGTGCAATAACAAACTCAACCTGCTTAACTGATAGCGGTTCAAAAAATTCACGATTAAAAAAGATAGTGCGCCCGTCTGTTGCGGCAGTGCCCATCCACTCTGTGCCTTCTTGAATTTTCAAACGGGTAGCCATGTTGCCAAAAAACGGATGCTTTAAAAGCAAACTAACACGGGCTACGATAATTTTATCAATAATTGGATCTACGTGTGACATGATGCTCCTTAACTGTTACTATGTATATAGTATAACACCTCCCGAAGGAGGTGTCAAATGCCCTTAAACCAAATTACTTGCGACGATCTTCTTTTTCAGTAGCGGCCGCAATGTACTTGCCAAACTTAGCGTGGAACGCATCAAAACAGGTGATCTCGTCCGGATCCAAAGGCAACTTGTAAGTGCTCAATGCAATCTTTGTGCCCATAATAACCAATTCTGTTTCAAAATTATCCATGATAAATTGGAAAAAGTTGTTAACTTGTTTGTTCCAATCTTTGGCTTTCTTGTCGCAAGAATCTTTAAGTTCGTAGCACAATGACACAGTCAAAGAGTACATTGCTGAAATCTCTTTTGAGTCCATTTTCTTAACAGTGCCATTCAAAATGTCTGTAGGGTTAGGCATTTTGCTAGAATGTTTACGGTGTGCCATAAACTTAACAGCCAGACCTTCACCAACTGAACCGGATACCAAATCAGTCAATGTATCTGCGTCAGTGTCGTCATCGTGCAACAACTCAGAAACAAAAGACCAGCTACGTGGTGTAGCAAATGCACGTGAACTAGACTTTGGATCAAAGTCGTACAAGTCTTTCTTGCTAAACGACAAGAAACCAACTACGTCCTTGTGTACTTTGTTTTCAGTAGCCCACTCAAAATAGTCTTCCCACTCAACAGTCATTTCCAAGTGAACAAAACGATTTGCCAACGGAGCAGGCATACGGAACGTAACACCTTTATCAGTTTCACGATTACCAGCCGCTACCATAACAACATTGTCTGGCAACGAGTAAGTACCCACACGACGATTCAAAATTAGCTGATAAGCCGCGGCCTGTACGCTGGGTGCGGCACTGTTCATTTCGTCCATGAACAGTATGATGGTCTTGTGCTTACTTGCCATTTCTGCATCTGGCAATTCGCTAGGAGGAGCCCAAACCATTTTGCTGGTATTGGAGTCAAAATACGGAATACCTTTAATGTCTGTAGGTTCCCAAAGACTCAAACGCACATCAATTACGTGGGCTTCAAGTTCTTCACCCAATTGTTTGATAATGTCGGATTTACCAATTCCGGGAGGACCCCATAGGAAAATTGGACGTTTGTTTTTAAAGGCCTTACGCAGGGACTTTTTTGCACCTTTTGGGCCGACTGTGCGGCTATTAATCTCGCTCATATATTTCCTATCTTAAGTTGCGGGTTGAAATTAACTGTCTATGTATGTATTATACACAGGAAAGGCCATTGTGTCAACGAGATTTTAAAAAAATTAAACTTTTTTCTCCAAAAGTTCTAGTTCTTTTTGGCGTTCGTTCATGGCCTTTACCAAACCAAATTTTCTAATGTCGTCCGAAAACAACATCAGCTCAAAACTCTTCCTTTCAGAGAACACAGTGATTGACATATTGGTAAGATAATACGGACAGTCTATGTAACGCTCTAAAAATACTATGGTTTGCGGGCTTAGTTCAATGGGTTCGGTAAACGGAATCTCGTACTCTCTCAAATCCAATTCTTTAATTAAAAACTCGTAGCCAGCATCGGTCAATCTAAAAGATGTGTCTTTGCTAATTCTATTACTTTGCCACCATGTTCGATTGAACAATTTAAAATTGGCATCGTCTGTACTCTTACCCCACTGCTGTAGAAAAATCTTAGTTAGGGCATTGCGATTGATCATACCACGATTGTGCCTTGAGTCAATTTAATCACTTGAAAATCTTTAGTTCCAAATGTTAGATTTAATTTTTTAGCTAGATTATGGGCGTGTCCGGGATTACTAAAAGAAACTTTCTTGTATTTAGGTCCAGGATAGCTTGTTAGGCTATTAAAACTTTTTAAATTGAATGGTTCGTTCTTATAAAACACAGCCCAAATGGCTTCAGCTTCTAGAATCTGTTCAGATTTATAAGTTTTTTTGTTAGTTGTTTCTAACAGTATTTTTGGCTTAGGTCTTGACATGATGCGTATCCAAGTAATGTACGCATATATTTATCTATTATTTGTTTGAAAACCCACCACCGTCCATGCTTACACTTACGGGTTCAGAGTCCACACTACGTTTTAAAGTGTTGTACATTGACTCGTAATCCTGATTTATTTTGTCTAATAGTTCTGTAAGGGCAAGATTGAGCAACCTTGCCTGTTGTATAGTCATCTTAACTTCTTTACTTTGACTTAACTCAGCCGCTTTTAACAAATGAACAAATTGTGTAACTGGAGTTAAATTAATCGGATTTTGCATTGGCCAGTACCTGTTTCATTTCAAATTCAGTTTTAAACGGACCTTTGTAAGAATTGCGTTCTAACGTAATTACTTTTGGACAGAAGCTTTTAACCCACCCTTTGTTAAATTTAATCACATAGTATCCTGCACAATATAAACTTTTACTGGCATTGCTTTTGGTAAACAATGGTAGTTTACGTCTTACATCATACATGGCATTATATGGTTTGACACTGGTGCTAAACCCGTGGCATTCGTTTTCGTCTAGCCCAGTAACTTTGACTTTTTTACTTGTTAGGAAAAAATCTTTACCAAATTGTTTAGTAAGTTCATCTTTTTTATTGAACATCACTTCGCCTGCTGTACTGCTTAGGACAAATTTATTGTTCTCTTTTTTATGTAGGGTGGCAATTTTATTTCCGTCTTGTTCAACAATCCAAAATTTTCCATCTACAATTGGTTTTGCGTATATTTCTGTCATTAGTGTTTATGACCGCAGTTGCAGTCATCCTTTGTAAAAAAGTTTTTGATTGCCTGCCACAAATTAAGATATCTAAAATGATATGCTGTTAACATCGGCGGATTATGCGGGCATCGACCTTGTTGCCAATCGCAATTAATTTTAACTTCTTCATTACAAGTTAGGCATTTCATGTTAGTTTTCCTTGTATTTGGCTTGGAACGGTTCAGCATACGATTGTATGTTGTCTGCAATCTTTTTCATGTCCCATGCATTGCAGAATTTAAGCATACGAATACCTACCTGATCTACTGTCTTAGGCACTGCATTATCTTGAATTGTTTGTTTAATTTTAACTTTAACTTCTTCTGGTTGTGCAGTCAAGTCGCATAATTGTACATTACGTTGATAATCTTCTAGCACACGATGTTCGGTTCCATTGTGGTCAACCCATCTCTGAAGCATGAGATTGTTCCAAGAGAATCCGCGGCTCTTACGATCTTCGAACGCCTCCATAAGACCAACTTTGTTTTTGCTTCCTTTAGTACGCACACCGGGATACGCCGAAAACACATTGTCGCTAGTGTCGCCACGCATACATTTTTCAAACAGCATCCATTCTGGATCTTGTGCTGGCTTTGCTTCGCCTGTTTTTTTGTCTTTAACAGGTTTACCTTTGGCATCAAATATACCTTCGTGTGTGATATGTAAATCACCTACACCGTTATATTGACTAACTGTGGGACTTACTAATTGTGCAAAGTCGCCGTCTGTGCTGATGATAACATGTTTTGTATCTGGATGACTCTGTATCCAGCCTGCAATCAAATCGTCAGCTTCTAAATTGGGATGTTGCATCACAGTAGCATTGGTCTTTTCTGCAATGAATGTTTTGAACTCGTCAAATGCTTCCCAGAACAGTTTATCTTCATCCTGTTCTTTTTGAGTCATAGCCGCACGAGTTTGTTGTCTATTGCGTTTATATGGCTCGTAGAAATCCTTACGCCACGATCTACCCTCGAGGCAGAACACCACATGGGTACCACCAAAATCTTGCCATGCTTTTTTAATACTGTTAAGGGTAATGTGAAACGCCATGCCGAGTTTGATATCAGCACTACCTTGCACCACGTGTCTAGCACGAAAAAATGTGTTAGCAGTATCAACTATAATATGTGTCATTCAATTTCGGCTTTGCCGTTTCCTAACTTGTTTACATTAACAAAACCAGCACTACGAGTTGGGTCAAGTCCTTCGTCAGTTAGCATGTTTCTTGCTAAGTCTCTAAACCACCGATCCACAATCTCTTCGTCTGGGTCTCCGTCAAAGCCGTAACCAGCTTGCTTTAATTGTACAACAAATTCGTTATTCCAGTCAAGCTCAAAGAAACCGTGTCGAATGTTGTCTTTGTTAACTTTGGTATCCAGCACAGCAACCCACGGTTCACCTTTGGCAGTAGCACGCTCTTTAGGTGTTGACTTGGCTTGTGCTTCTTCTTTTTTGGCTTTGGTTGTTTCTAATTGAGCTTGTTCTTTTTCTGCAATTAGCTTGTCAATACCAAGCATCTTTCTAATGATATGTTTCATTATGTTCCCCACTCGTTTTTAAATAAAGGTACTTGAAGTCTATCACTGTACCGCCACCCTTTTCGCATTGCCATGTCTGCTACCGATCTATTATTAAGAGCATACACTTGCTCAACACCGCCAACCGGCATAATATACACATGGCCTTTAAAGCCCCAATCACGAAACTCTTCAACTGCTCTTTCAGCATCTTTAAGATCCTCTTCTGTAGCAATAACAAATTTCAAATATGCTGTGCCAACTTGTTCATATTCACAAACAACTTCTGGAAGAATTGCTTCTTCCCACTTCTCGCCACTACACGGCAGTTTAGCACTTACTGAGAATGTAATTTCTCTTTCATCACTACCAAACGACCAATCTGTTAAGTATTCTTTAAACTTAGGATCAAGTTTCTGAGTACCGTTTGTTTCAAAGGTAATCTCTTTTAATCCTGTCATTTTAGGATGACTCAGCAAGTCTGGATAAGCACGTTGCCAACCCAGCAAAGGTTCACCACCTGTGATAACTAAGTGTTCGTCCCGCCATTCTCCGAATGGAATAATTTCCGCAATTCTGTCGGCGATTGCTTCTGAAGTGAGCATTGGACTAAGTTCTTTAAAATCAGGATGCCAACTAGCATAGCTATCACAACCCGTACTAACAAGTGGAAGTTGTTCATATTTTTCAAACGCCTTAATCATTGTGTGAGTGGCCGCAATGTCAGTTGCTTCGTGACTTGTCTCACCACGTGGCATACCAAAACCTGCACATTTAAAATTACAACCAAAGGTGCGTAAAAACACAGACGGGACGCCCATGTAGCGTCCTTCACCTTGTATACTATAAAATAGTTCAGCTATTTTTATTTTGCTCATTCTTTTTCCTAAAATCTTCTACATCTATTATAGCACTTTTTAATGTTTCTGCATAGTTCAAAGCGCCCTGTCTTTTCAAACAAACAGTTGATTGGGTGTCAATATACCCTTTAGTAAGCAAAGTCCAGATATGGTACCAACGTGTTTTAGTCCAAAAGTTAGTTCTGCTTGTGGTATAAATGGTTACTTCTACTCCATTGTCATCTGCTTCTACCCAAACATTATGATCACACTCAGTACTACCACACTCGCATGTGATACGATAAACTTTTGAGTCTCCCCAATCGTTGTGTTTTAAAATGCCTTCTGCTGGTGTTTGTGTGTTCATCTTAGAACCTCTAATGTTGAAATTTTAGCAATCTTTTCGCCAAAGTCTTCATCTTTACCAATAATGTAAACTTGATGATCGTGCCTATCACTTTTACGATCATATCGAGTAAATTCTACAATCTTACCACCTACTGCACTATACACTTTAAATTGAAGCGTAGGTTCGCTATCGATATGATTACGACCACTGATAGTGCTGATAGCATTACCACGGCTCATCTTAGTACTTGGATAACAATCGTTTGGCACATTCTCAGGAGTGTCTCGGTATTCATAAGCCCAGCGGCCAATCATTCGTTTAAACCACTTCATACTTCTTCCTCAAACCATTCATTTACCATATGTTCTGCTTCTTGTTGTGTAAGAGCAGGCACAAAAATTCTAGCTGGATGTCCAACTGTGTGTTGGATGTTAAATTTAACTACGCCTGCCGGAATACAATCAAAATCTCTTTCTACAATAAACTCTTGTAGATTTTTAGCACGGTTGATCAGTTGATCTGTTAAGTCTTTAGCTGTGGTCATCTTGGGGCAAAGTCCTGTTGTAGTTTGATGTTGTCAAAGAATTCTTTCTTTGTTCCTGCGTCAGTTGTGAATGCACCTTTTAGCACAGTGGTCTGTGTTAGACTGGAGTGTGCCATAATGCCACGATTCTCACAACAACCATGTGTAGCTTGAATATACACACCCACGTTCTCGCTGTCAGTTGCTTTCATAATTTCTCTAGCAATGTCGTTGCAGAGTTCTTCTTGTAGTGTTCCTCGACGAGCACACCATTGTGCGATACGAGTATATTTAGAAAGACCAATGAGTTTATTAGCGGCAATG